CGGCGGCGCGAACACATCGAAGTCCTCGAGGCAGGACAGGGCCGTGAGGTGGTTGCGCCCGGAATTCAGGTCAGCCATGAACAGGCGGCCGTCGAGCCAGATGGCCACGCCGGTATGGGTGTAGGGGCTATGAGTGACGAGACTCGTCAGGCGGTCGATGGGGTGGTTCCCGCGCACGGCGATCAGGTCGCCGTCTTGAATCAGCTGGCGCACGCTTTGGTAGTTGGACATGGGTCGCTTTCAGGTTGGACGTAAAAAAACCGCCTCTGCGGGCGGTTTCGGCGGGCTGGCGCTGGTTATGCCGGCGGGTCTTCTGGCGCGGTTTCCAGCGGTGCCAGAGTATCGATGTAGCGCAGCGGCCAGCCGGTCGCGTAGTCGTAGGTCGATGGATCGTAGGCGTGCATCAGCTGGTACAGGTGCAGCTCGGCCGTCTTGAAGATGCGTTTATCGAGCACCTTGACGGCTTCCACCACATCGAGCGCCAGCTGGATCGTCACCGGGGCGAACTGGCCCGACATGGTTTTCCACTGCACCGCTTCGCCGTCGATCACGATGGGGTCAGCCGCCAGGCCGCCGGCGCGCAGCATGTCGTTGGCGCTGTCCTTCAGGCCCAGCCACTTGACGCGGCTGCGCAGGTCCGAATGGAACCAGTAGGCGCCTACCTGCACGCCGCCATCCGAACGGCCGCCATCGACCGGGGCACCGTCGCGCATGGTCTTGACCGCCTCCCACTTTTCAGCGACGACGCCCTCATTGTGGGCGGCGATCTGCTCGGGCGTCCAGTCGACCACGGTGGCGCCGATCAGCACCACCTTGCGGGCGCGGTCCAGGGTCAGCACTTCGTCGCCGTAGCTCTGGTACAGGCCCAGCGCCGGCAGCGCCGATTCGCCCGGCCACCAGGCAATGCCGGGCAGACCATACGATGGGTCCAGCAGCGTGTCGAGGTTCTGATAGGTGGCCAGGTCCAGGCCGAGCAGATCGTCGGGGATCGGGTCAGTCGTGATTTCGCCGGTTACAACATTGACTTTGTAGAGCATGATGTTCCTTTCACCAGAATTCGATCAGGACAAGGCCCGCGCCGCCAGCCGCTGCGCTGCCGCTTGATACACCGCCGGCACCACCGCCACCATCGCCGCCAGTATTGTTATTGGAGCCAGCACCGTTGGCGCCAACGATCAATATTTTTGACCCAATAGTTGTGGATACGGAAGCCTGCACCACTCCACCACCAGCAGGGCCGCCCCCACCGCCACCAGCACCGCCGGACAAATACCCGCTGGCTGGAGAGCCGCCGGCACCAGCTCCTCCTGATGCGGTGCCAACGCTGGTGCCCACCACGCCGTTGCCGCCACGGCCAGCAGCGCTACCGCCGCCGGCCATTGCGCTGCTGGCCGTGCCTGAACCGCCATTGCCACCTGTGTAATTGACATCGCCACCAGTACCAACACCGCCAGCACCGCCCGTCTGTCCTGCCGCGCTGCTGCCTGCGCCGCCGGTCAGGGTATAGCCGTTACCATCAACGATAGTGCCGGTTGCCGTAAAGCGTACGGTGATGAGGGCGCCGGGTTGGGCTTTGACGATGTTGGTGCCGGCAAAACCGCCCCCGCCACCACCACCAGCACCGGCACCGGAGAGGGCGCCGTTACCGCCCTTCCCGGTCGCGCCAATGCGCACATAGGTCGCCCAATCCGGAATGCGGATGTCCTGATCGGTGCGCACGATCATGTACTGCGCCGGGAAGCTGCCGATATCGCCCACGGCCACCGCGATCTTTTTGCGTGGCAGACCAGGCAGGCCGCCACCGATGGCCGGGGCGCCGCGCAAGCCGTAAGGGTAGACGTCCGCCATTACGCCACCAGGAAGTCCGTGTACGACGCCTTGACATCGACGCCGCCGGCGTACGCCACCTGCATGCCAACCCATACCTGCAACGGGTTCGCGGCACTTCCTTCCAGGCGCTCGGGCGTGGCTTCCGAGTATTCGGCGAACGTGGTCTTAACCACCTTGGTGTTGGTGGCGATGGTCTGGCTGGCCATCGTTTCCGAGTCCATCAGCGAGAAGTTGATGCCGTCCGTGGTGAGATACAGCACCAAGCTGTTAGCCGGCACCACACCCGCCGCGCCCTTCGGCATGCCAGTGACCTTGGTCAGGATGCAGCCGCCGGTCGGCACCGTGAACAGCTTCTTGAGGTTGGCCACAGTCGGCGCCGCGAGCGACCCACAGGCGTCGGTCAGGGTGGCGCGGGCCGTGCGCGGGTTCTGCCCGAAGCGGGCCAGGTTGATTGGTTGAACATCAATAGCAGGCATGGGGGATCTTCCTTACATCGACAGGTTGAGAGAAAGCGTTTGCGCGAGTGCAGCGGCGTCGTTCATCGGGCCGGATGCCCTCATGACGAGTGCGCCGTCGACCGCATACAGCGAGTAGGTGCCGGCGCCAGGCAGCAGTTTGGGTACGAACACGCCATCGACCGACGACAACAAGCTGGTGCCGGCGGCCGGCAGCAGCTGGGGGACGAATGCGCCATCGACCGACGACAGCACACTGGTACCCGCGGCCGGCAGCGGCGGCATCTGGCCAGCGGCCAGGATGCGAGTGTCCACATAGCCCTTGTTGGCTGCATCGGCGGTGAGGACCGGCAGCTTGACGCGCAGCGTGCCGCCGCTGAAGTCGTGCATGCCGCGCCAATCTTGGTCGGATACTGGGATCTTCTCGAACGCCACGCGCACGGCGTTCGACAGCGCATTGATGTCGACCGAGCGCGCCTTGGTCTGCGGTGCCAGTTGATCCGGCTGGGTGAAATAGTTGGTAGTGCTCATCGTTCAAGCCTCTTCGGAGTAAAGTGGATCAACATGCCTTGCAGGACGTGGCCCAGGTCAACGGCGCTCGAGGTGTAGAAAAGAAGCGCCATGTTCAGGCCAGTGCCCTCGATGCTGAACGCCGGCGAGTTGACCAGCTGGGCGTCGTAGAAGAACGTGTCCCAGGTGCTCACGTCCCAATAGCCGCCGCCGCCGGTGACTTCGCCGGTTTGCAAGCGATGCGTGCCCACATCAGGATCCCCGTAGCTGAACTCCGGTTGGAAGCGGATGGACGTATAGGCGGTGGCCGCCATCTCGAGCACGGCCTTGCGGAAGCGCTTGCGGATCCGCGGGCCGCCCATGTTGTTGAAGGGCATGCGCAGGAACGCCTCGATTTCGGCGCCGTCGAAGCTCGAGCCGATATCGGCCCGGTACACGTAGCCGTTGTCGGCACCGAAGAACACGGCATCGCGGCCGGTGGCGTCCTCGCAGCTGGCGAAACACGTTGGGTTGACCGGGTATTGCAGTTGGGTGATGCCCAGCAGGTTGCCGTTTTCGCCGAAGGACGCGATCAGGCCCGATCCGTCCGCACCGTACACGCGGTACTGGCCACGCGAACGGTAGACCATCGAGCCGACGACCTTCTGGCGCAGCGCATCGACCAGCGGCTGTACCTTGGTGCTGATCGTCGCCTGCACGAAGTTGCCGAATGCCTGGGTGCGGTCGGTGGCCACCAGCCCGCGGTCGTCCATGCCCACCGTCTTGCCCACCGTCTGGACTGAGTACGGCAGCGCGCCCACTTCAGTCGAGATGGGAAGCATCTGGAACGAGTTGTTGGTCGCGCCCTGCAACTGGCTGCTGAGATTGCGCGCGAATACGCCGAGGGCGTCGCCGGCCTGCACGGCGAAGCCGGTCACGTTGTCGCCCATGCCGTTCGTGCCGGCGCCATCGGTCACGGTCCAGCGGTACGGGTTGCCGTCGCCGGACCACTGGATGCTTGCCTCAAGCGCCAGAAACAGACGTTGCTTGTGGACGACGAGGAACGCCGGGGTGTCGTTGGCCGCGCCGGTCTTGATCGGGACGAACACGGTGCCATCGAACTCGAAGGCGCGGTTCTTGCCATCGCAGCCATACATGCGAAAGGTCGCCGTGGTCCCGCCCATGTTGCCGTTGACGAACTCGAAGCGCCCGCCTGGCAGCATGGTGATGGGCGTCGATGCGCCACCCAGCGTCAGCGTGCCCGCGCCCTTGCCGGTCGTAGTGGCTGCGCCGGCGGCCAGTGCGGCCGTTCGGTTGGCCAGGATCAGGCGCCCGGTGTTCACGCCGCTGGCCAGGGATCCCGTTTCCAGCACCACGCGCGTAATCAGCGCGGTGGCCGGCGTGGCGCCCTGGGTCAGTACGGCGCCCTCCTGCACGCTGGCGTTGGCGTTGGTGAACGCGATTTCCTCACCAAGCTGGATCTGCGTCCAGCCGGCAGCGGTCGCCTTGTACAGTGCGCAGGCGGTACCGTCCGCAAGGTCGCGCCAGGCATACAGCACGTCCAGGAACATCCAGACGCCGCGCACCGGACCAGAGCCGGGAACCGGGCCGATATCGGCGCGGTAGGCGTCAGCCGCGGCGGCCAGCGCCAGAGCGTCGTTCTTGGCGTCGCGGTAGCCGCGCAAGGCTGGGATGTCGGTCAGGGTACCGACGATGGCGCCGCCTACCAGCAGCTGCTCGCCGGCCTGAAACTCGCCGGCGGTCTTGGTGACGCACAGCGCGCCGTTCGCTTGATCGGCCATGACGGCGACGCCGGTGGCGCCCGAGGTCGCGCCGGTGACGGTCGCGCCCAGCTGGATCGGCGCAACAGCAGTACCTTCGAGGAACAGGTAGGTGGCGCTCGAGGGCGCCGGCCGGCCGTCGTAGCGCTCGAAGCCATCGATGCGGCGGTAGCCGCCATTCAGGCCCGGCTCGTAGTTCATCGCCTCGAGGGTGTTGCCGGGCGTGATCGACAACATGGGCGTGGCCAGGTCGATGCCGCCCCTGAACTGGATGTATTGGGTGCGGATGTCGCTCGGCGGGATCCGGACCTGTTTCATGCCAGCGCCCCGGTGGCGCGCATGGTTATGCTGGGCAGGTACAGCGATTCCATCGGGGCCAGCTCACGGTCGAGCTCAGTTTGCGCGGTGGCCATCACGGTGCCGTCGCCCTCGAACTCGCCGTAGTAGAACAGGGCGCGGTACATGATCGCGTCATGAAAGCGGGCGGCGAAGATCGGGGTGTCCGTGTCGGCCTTCATGATGGCCGGCGCGCGGTACTGCTCGCCGACGATGGTGTAACTGTCGCCCGGCGTCGGCCATACGATCAGCGACTGGTCCGGCGCCACCGTCACCACCTGGGGGCGGCCGGGTTGCAGACGCGAGTTGCCGAGCATGTAGGTGCGGCGGAAATCGTCGTAGTCGACATAATCCAGCTCCTGCTCGTCGGCATAGCCGGATTCAGTGCGATATGCCCGCCACTTGTCGAGGAAGCACCAGCTCCCGAACTCTGCCGGATCCACCCCGGCGGCAGCAGCGTTGTATTTGCTGCCGGTGTCGGGCGAAACCGGGAATTCGACGTCGCAGCGCAAGAATTTCCAGTCCTGATGCAGGTTCTGGATGTACCTGTACGCGCGCGCCACCCAGCGCACGACGCGCTGGGCCTCGCCCACTTGGCCACTGGCGGAGGCGATGCCACCCGAGATCCCGGCCTCGAGGGCCAGCGACTGGCAGAGTTCGAGGAAGGTCATGGATTAGCCTTCCAAGAACAGGCGGTTCAGCCAGGCCATGCCGAGGGGGTTACGGTCCTTCATCTCGAACGGGAAGCGGTTGCCGGCATGGCGCTCGATACGGCGGGTCTTGTCTCCACGGCCATCCAGACTTTCCGGCGTGGTCACGCTGAACGGCATCGAGCGGGCCAGCACTTCGACATACTTGCGCTTGGCAACGACCCACTGGCCGCGAATGAAGCGCTGCGGGGTGCCGTCGTTCCAGGTCTCGATGATCTTCTCGGCGTCCTTTTCCGAGGACGGATGCACGCGCACCAGCACTTCCTCTTCCATGAATTGCAGGGTTTCGACGAAGTTTTTCATCAGCGGGTTGCCCAGGTCGACAGCGCCAGAGTTCAGCTGGTCGCGCAGCTGGTAGATGTCGAAGTCGTTGGCCAGGTCGATACTGCGGTCGTGGATGCTCAGATCCTGCTCGCCGGTGTCGACATCCGGGGTGTGCTCGCGCACGAAGATGTCCGGGCCACGTTGGCCGCGGGCTGCGGCGGCAGCAGCTTCGGCAGCGGCGGCACGAAAGGCGGCGAGTTCTTCAGCGTCGGCGCGGAGGGCGGCGTCGACGGCCAGCTCCACACCCATCTCTTTCGCCAGATCGGCGCCGGTGTTGGTCGAAGTGTTCTGTGCGGCGCCGGTGGCCTTGTCGGTGGTGCTGCTCTGTGCTGCCTGGGTGCGGGTGCTGTTGCGGCTCATTTCAGGTATCTCCAAAAGAAGGGGCCGCTCGAGGCGGCCCCAGGTGCTGCTATGGGTTAATGGTCAGATCGACCGGATTACGACTGTTGCGGGCGGCCCGGCAGGGTGATGATGTCCTGCACGGTATGCACGCTGTTCGCGGTATTCCACAGGCTGGTGCCCACGTTGAACGGGGTCACGTTCGCGCCGCCGTTCGACAGGTTCTTGTGGATCGAGTAGGCGAACGGCACGAGGTCATCGCCCGGCGCGTACATCTGCGGCGGCGCTTGCAGGAAGTTGCCGGCGTCGTCGATGTTTTCCGAGCTGCCCTGCACCAGCTTGACGGCGCCGGTGGCGTCGAAGCACCACAGCACCACACTGCCTTTGCCCGGCTGGATGGTGATGGTTTTGCCGGTGTAGGCGTCGGTGGTCGGGGTCGCGCCGCCGGCGACGGCCGCTTTGCTGAAGGCTTTGCCAGCCAGTGCGAAGACCAGGGCGACAGCGGTGGTGAAAGTGGTGGCCGCGCCCGACAGGCCGGTCAGGCCAGCCTTGCCCAGCACGATGTTGCCGTTCACGAGTTGTTGCGATTGCATGCTATGGGTTCCTTGTACGGAGAGGGTTGATTACTTGGCCAGGTTCAGCTTGACCGGGGTGATGCCCAGCGTGGCCGCGTTGTTGGTGCCCATCGCGGCAACAGTTGCGCCGCCGGCGTCGATCTTGGCCAGCGCACCGTTCAGTGCGGTGCGCAGCAGCTCGATGTCGTCGGCCTGGGCGTTGAACAGGTTGGTCAGCGCCAGCTTGTCGGCGGTGCCGATGCGCAGCTTGGCGATGGTCTGCGGGATGGAAGTACGGGCCATGTCGGTCCTTGTGAAGGGTGCGCCAGGCCAGCAGGCCCGGCGCGGGTTAATTACAGGGCCGTGATACCCACTTCGGCCACCGCCATCCAGCCGTCATTCATCACTTTCGCGGTGAAGTAGGTGGTGGCGCCGACATAGCCGCGCTGGCCCAGCGGGTCGTTCTTGTCCTTCACGCTCGGCGGGATGTAGGTCGGATCCAGCGAGTCCTTGCCCCGCAGCGAGACCTGTGCCCAGGCGTCTTCTGCGGTGACGACGACCGGGTACACGTCGATGTTGCCGCCAGCGGTCGCAACCAGACCGGTCGCGCCGACAGCTGCGCCGGCGTTGTAGACCGGCGGCAGATCTGGCGACAGGATGAAGCGGAAGTTCTCGACGCTGCCCAGCTCGTGCTCGTTGATGGCCTTGCGGCTACCGTAGTCCTTCAGGGCGGTGAAGCCCGGCAGATCGCGGATGTCCTGCTCCACGTCGGTGTGCGCGAACACGAGGTAGGCCGCTTCGATTGCCTGGGTATTGAAGTTGGCCGAAGGCGCCAGAATCGCGGTGATGAACTGGCCATGGTTGGCGCGTAGCGAGCGGGTGATCTTGCGCAGCAGGCCGATGCTGATCTTCTGCGACACGGTGGTGCGCGACAGGCCGCCGGCGTAGAACTTGTTGGTGCACGCCTTGACAGCGCCCCAGCGCACCATCTCGCGGACGAGGCCCAGGCGCTGGCCGGTCTGCTTCTTCATCTGGTCGACCAGATCCGGACCATCTTCGTGCAGATCGATGTTCTGGTTCGTGATCGAGTACAGCACCGCGTACTCTTGCAGCTGGGTTTCGACGTCCACCGAGGTCAGGGTGTCGGCCGCCGGGGTAACGCCTTCTTGGGTGATGTGCTTCACGTCGTCGACGCTCCAGCGGTTTTGCGACAGCTGGGTGGCGCCGAACGGCAGGTAGCGGCGGAACACGGTGGTCTTGCTGGTGTTCGGCGGCTGCTTGTTTTGCTGGCCGGTGATGCCCAGCACTTCGACCGGGATGGCATGGGCAAGGATCGCGCCTTTCAGCTTGGCGATCCGCGCCGGGGTCATTGCATA